GAGAGCAGCTATGGAACAGATCCAACTCCAGCAGCAACAGACGTTGTTCTTGTAAGAGATCTGTCAATCACACCACAATCTAGTGATGTAGTAAACAGAGATGTTGTCAGACCTTATTTAGGTGCATCTCAACAGCTTCTAGCAAACACCAGAGTTGAGTGTACGTTTAGCGTAGAACTTGCTGGATCTGGAACTGCTGGAACTGCTCCTAGATATGGAAGTGCGCTTAAAGCGTGTGGTTTCAGCGAAACTGTAGCTTCTGGAACTTCTGTAACTTACGAGCCAATTTCAGCTAGTTTTTCATCTGTTACTATTCACTACAACGTAGATGGTGTAAGGCATATTGTTACAGGTTGTCGTGGGACTTTTGCCATCTCAGCAGCCGTGGGCGAAGTTCCGGCCATAGATTTTACATTTACTGGAATCTACAATGCTCCAACAGACACAGCACTACCTTCAGTTACATACGGAAACCAAGCAACACCCTTAATATTTAAAAACGGAAATACAAGTAGCTTCCAGTTATTATCTTTTGCTGGTGCATTAATGAACTTTTCAATGGATGTTGGCAATTCTATAGTTTATAGAGAACTTGTTGGTGGTACGAAAGAAGTGTTGTTAACTGATAGAGCAGCTAATGGCTCTGTCACTATTGAAGCACCAGCTTTATCCTCTAAAGATTTCTTTGCTGCTGCTTTAACAGATACTTCTCTTGGTAACTTAACAGTCACTCATGGTACAACTGCTGGCAATATTGTCAGAGTTACAAGTACAAAGGTAGATATTGGTGATGTGGCTTATGGTGAGGCTGATGGAGTGACTATGTTAGAGATACCTTATACACTTGTACCAAGTACGGCAAATGACGAGCTAAGTATAGTCTTTACTTAATAAGTATTGACTACTGAGGTAGAGTAAAGAAGTATATATCTTAATTTATGGCATTTGTTAGAAAAAAGACTAAGGTTTTTCCTTGGCCTGTAGAGATTAGAACTCCTAGTGAAACTAAAATAGGTGAGTTTGAAACTACAACTTTTACTGGTAAATTTATACGTCTATCAAGATCAGAACTTGATAGCTTTGAATCGGCATCAGAATATGAAGCACTTAAAAAAGTACTAGTAGGTTGGACAGATGTTAACGAGGAGGATGGAACTCCTATAGAGTTTTCAGATAAGGTATTAAAAGAATTTGCAGAGGATATAGATTTTGTTGCTGGTGTTTTAGATGCGTTTAAGAAATTCTACTCAAATGCACAAGTGGGAAACTAACTGATGCTGCTTTATATTGGGCTTCGGGTGGCAAACAAGTTATAGATGAAACACTAAAAGATGCTGCTGCATTTGGTGTGAAAATCGAGGAGCAACCAGAGGAAAAGGAAGATTTTGAAGTTTTTGACGAGAACTGGGATATTGTAATGATGTTTTTACGTTGTCAGACACAATGGAACACAACCTTTGGAGGTGTAGTAGGATTAAAGTATGAGGTATTATTACTTGATGGAGGACTGTTTGACCTCTATCATGTGAGTAACCGACAAGAAATGCTCGAAGGTTTACAACTAATGGAATCTGTGGCTATGCGTGAATTTAATAAGGAGAAGAAGTAGTGGCTAAAGCTATAGATAAAATTCAATTAGTTTTAGATTTAAAAGGTTTTTCGCAGATAAGTGGTCTTGGTAAAGATTTTGAAAAATTAAAATCAACAGTAAAACTCACAGAAAAAGGTACTGATAAATTTATAAATAGCTTAAGACAAATAAGGAAAGAAACAGCACTTAGTAAAAACGCTTTTCAAGGTCAAATTGATGCCTTAAAAAGAACTAAAGATAATGTAGCTATTGGTTCTCGTGAATATAAAAAGTTAAGTGCAGCTATAAGAGAGACAGAAAAAGACATGAAGAGATTGATCGCTACACAAGGCGGTGGTGGTCGTTTTGCTGGTGCGTTTGGCAAGATGAGTGTGGGGGCGCAAGCTGCTGGAGGTGCTGCTATAGGTGCTGCTGCTTCAAGATTTTTGCCTGCTGGAGCAGCTACAGGTGCAAGTATTGGTGCAATAGCTGGAGGTGCGCCCGGTGCGGTTGCTGGTGCTGCTATAGGAGGAACTATTGACGCTGTTGCTGGTGCTGCTTCTTTTGCAGCAGACTCAGCACAATACGCAGCAGGCATACAGAAGCTACAAATTGCATTGAAAGGTGTTACTAAAAATAGTGAGGATTTTCAGTATGGATTAAATGTTATTTCAAAGACATCAAAAAGATTAAATGTACCAATAGCAGCATCCACCAAGCAATTCACGACCTTATCTGCATCTGTTATTGGTGCTGGTGGATCAGTACAAGATGCTGAAGAAGTATTTACTGGTGTATCAAACGCAATCAAGGCAACTGGTGGTAACGCAGAAGACGTACAATCTGCGATTCGAGCCATGTCGCAGATTTTTGGTAAAGGTAAGGTATCTGCTGAAGAACTACAAGGTCAGTTGGGTGAAAGATTAGCTGGTGCTGTTGTTAAATTTGCAGAAGCAAATGGTAGTAGTTTGCAGAAGTTACAGAAAGATTTGAGAGATGGAACTGTAGGTCTTGACCAGATAATGAATTTTGCTAAAAAATTAAATTTAGATTTTGCAGCTACAGCAGAAAAAGTAGCTAATTCATCTGCTGATGCAGGGCAAAAGTTACAAACTGCTATGGATAGGTTAAAACTTGCAGTAGGTACTATATTGCAACCTATTGGAGCAGCATTTCAAAGGGTTTTTGGAAATATTGTTGATGCAATTACAGAAGCAATAGAAGCATTTAATAAATTTATGGGTATTGGTCTTGAAAATGCAATAGCTAAAACTAAAAATGCAATTAAAGATCTTGATAGACAAATAGAACAACTTGAAGCAAGAGGTAATGATAAATTAGCTAGTAGGAAAAAATCAAGGCGAAGTCAACTTGTATTAAAATTAGCTGGGTTAGAAGGTGAAGGTGAAGATACAGGTGATGGTAAAGGAAGTGGACTAGCTGGTTTAGGAGATGAAAAAGGTGCGCTTCAAAGTTTTGCTAATACTGCTTTTGATATTACTAAGCAAGTTGAAGAATCTTTTGTAAATGCTTTCAAAGGTATGGAGGATGCTTTGGTTAAATTTGTAATGACAGGTAAATTAAATTTTAAAGATCTTGCAAATTCTATTATTGCTGACCTAACAAGGATGCTTGTTAGGTACGCTATTGTGCAACCTTTGTTTAAAGCAATATTTCCAAATATCAAAATAGGAAGCAACAGCGCAAATGGAAATGTATTTAGTAATGGTGAACTTGTACCAAGTGCTAAAGGTAATGTTTTTGCTAAAAATAAAATTGTTCCATACGCTTATGGGGGTGTAGTAAATAGCATTGTAAATAAGCCAACCCTATTTCCAATGGCAAATGGCGTGGGACTAATGGGTGAGGCCGGGCCGGAAGCCATAATGCCTTTGAAACGTGGTGCAAATGGAAAACTTGGAGTGCAAAGTTCTGGAGGTGTTGGTAATATTGTCGTAAACGTAGACGCTTCTGGAAGTTCTGTGCAAGGAGATTCTCAACAATCAGAACAGTTTGGCAGGGCTTTAGCTGCTGCTATACAATCAGAACTTATATCACAGCAAAGGCCGGGAGGTTTATTAAGCTAATGGCTACTTTTCCAGACATAGAACCTTCTTTCAGCGTTAAAAAAGATCAAGCACCATTAAGCAAAATAGTTCGTTTTGCTGACGGATATGAACATCGTCTAATATTCGGCATACCAAATCATCAAAACCCAAGACAGTATAGTTTACGTTGGGAAAACATTACTGAAGAACAAGCCGATACTATTGATTATTTTTTACAGGAACGTGCTTTTGACAAGGCTAGTTTTGATTATGCTCCACCAAGAGAATCTTTTACAAAAACAGGAACTTATGCACAAAGTAGTACAACAATAACTATAACGATTACAAATCACAGATTATTTGCAGGCGATTCTATTGTTATAGATTTTACTTCTGGATCTTCTGCTGATGGTACATACATAGTTTCTTCTGTTACTAATGCAAATGTTTTTGTTGTAACAGCAGCTAGTGGCGCAACTACAAGCGGTAACGTATCAATTACTAAAACAGGAACGAGTAAGTTTGTATGCGAAAAATGGACAAAAACTATTGATTTACCTACCCTTGCAAATATTGACGCAACATTTAGAGAAGTATTTGAGCCAGCATGAGTACTGATCCTGTTTTTAGCGATATACAAAAAGTAAATCCATCAGCGATTATTGAGTTATTTACGCTGACATTAGATAATGCTTTGCATGGTGCAACTACTGTTTATAGGTTTCATGCTGGTACAAATCTAAATGCCAACGGAAAAATTGTATGGGCTGGTAATGAGTATTTAAGATTTCCTGTACAGGCCACAGGTTTTGCTTATCAACGTGGACAATTACCTCGCCCTACATTAACTGTAAGCAATATGGGTTCGCCTTCTATCTCAGCAATATTGTTAACTGTAAATCAAACAACTGCTGGTAATGATCTTACAGGCGCAAAAGTTGTAAGAATAAGAACAATGGCAAGATTTTTAGATGCAGCTAATTTTTCTGGAGCAACAAATCCATTTGGCACTCCAGACCCTACGGCAGAGTTTCCGCAAGAAATTTATTATATAG